CCCCCTGAACTCTCTGTCGCCGAACATCGCGTTTGAGCAGCGCGACCCACGTATGGTCGTGAAACTGCAAGACGGAACCATTCGAGCGGACTACTGAAATGGGTCAGGTCAACACCGTGCAGATCGTGTCCGAGCCCGCCCCGGCTCAGGCCCCGGAGAAGGCGCCGGCTGGCAACGGGCAGGACAACCGTCCAGGCTGGCTCCCGGAGAAGTTCAAATCGCCCGAGGAGTTGGCGAAGGCATACGCCGAACTAGAACAGAAGCTCGGCCAGCGGCAGGCTCCCGCTGAGGGCGACCAGGGCGGTCAGCCCGAGCATCAGGGCCAGGATGCCGAGCAGCAGATGCAGCAGGCCACCGAGGCTCTCAAGGTCGCGGGGCTCGACATCACTCCGTTCTCGGAGGAGTTCGCCCGCGACGGCAAGCTTTCCGATGACAGCTACGCGAAGCTTGCCGAAGCCGGGTTCTCCCGCGAGGTCGTGGACACCTTCATTCGTGGCGTCCAGGCCGAGCAGAACTCCGTGCAGGAGATGGCTGAGAAGGACGTGGCCGAGATCAAGGCGCTCGCTGGTGGCGAGGACGCCTATCTCCAGATGATCCAGTGGGCGGCCACTGCTCTGTCGCCCGAGGAAATCCAGGCGTTCGACAGCCTTACCGAGACCGGCAACAAGGATGTGATCAAGATGGCGGTCGCCGGGCTTGTCGCCCGTTGGCAGGCCGCTGAGGGCAAGGAGCCTGAACTGATCCTCGACGGTCGGAAGCCGGGGCAGGACGTGTTCCGTTCCGTGGCAGAAGTCACGGCAGCGATGCGCGATCCTCGGTACAAGACCGATGAGGCGTACCGCAACGACGTGATCGCCAAGCTCGGGCGATCCAAGGTCTTCTAAGGAGCACAACATGGACTTCGGTTCGATTGTCGCGTGGGTCCAGGAGAACGGTGCCGGTATCGTTGCCGTTCTGCTCGGTGCTCATGCTCTCGCGCTTGCCATCGTGAACCTGACCCCGACCCCGAAGGACGACGCCATCGTCGGTAAGGTCTACAAGGTCATCGAGTTCGTCGCAGGTGTCCTGAGCAACAAGGCGAAGGAGCTTCCAGGCGAGGCGCAGGCGATCAAGAAGATTGAGGACGACGCCAAGAGCGGCGTCTGATCCCATGAGCTTCCTGAAAGGGCTGCTCAAACTCCTCGACCTCGCCCTTCTGCTGATCGACTGGTTCAAGCAGGAGAAGACGAAACAGGCCGGCCGCGACGAAGTGGCGCTTGAGACGCTTGAGCGTGATCGCGAAGGAGCGCGAATAGCCGATGCGATTGATCGGGAAGTCGCTGCTACTCCTCTTACTGATCTCCAGCGCCGGATGCTCAAGTACCGTCGTGGTGAATAACTGCCCGTCTTGGGTGAAGCCAATAAGCTGGTCCGAGAAGGACACCGAGGAGACGCAGCGCGAAATCTTCGCCCACAACATGAAGTGGGAAGAAAACTGCCTCGAATAGATACCCGCCTGCTGTATGCAGTAGGCTCTCCGGTGTGCCTAACGGGACGTGTGTCCCCCGCCGGAGCTACTCAAGACCCGAGAGCGATCCTCGGGCCACCGGGAGTCGCGACCCGGTGTAGGCTGCTCTTGACTACCGGAGCGTAGGTAGTCGTCTGCCGGCGCGTCAGCCCGGCATATCGGGACCGAAGCGAGACCGCTTTGGTGACGTTCACCTACACGTCATCAGGCGAATTGACGCCGGGCATCGTCGCAGACGGTGGGCGGTCTCGCCTTCCCCTTCCTCTCTCCCTGTGAGTAACGGTCACACCGTCCTCTTTAGGCGGTGACCAAAGGTCATCCTCAGAACACCGCACAAGAACCCTGGCCCTCTGCGGAGGACAACCTTGTGTGTCGCGTGTGTGAGTTCGCGGGAAGCCTGATCAACTTCTCCCACACTCTCACAGGGTCTCTCCAACAATGACTGACTACACTGCATCGCGCCTTGGTCAGGCGAACGGTGCCGGTGACGCGCTTGCCCTGTACCTCAAGGTCATGGCGGGCGAGGTTCTGACCGCGTTCGACGAGACGCAGGTCATGAAGGAGCGTCACCTGATTCGGACCATCCAGAGTGGCAAGTCGGCTCAGTTCCCGGCCACCTGGAAGGCGACCGCTGCGTATCACACGCCGGGCACCGAACTTACCGGCGCCGCGATCAAGCACAACGAGCGTGTGATCAACATCGACAACCTGCTCGTCGCGCATACCTTCATCTCGAATTGGGATGAAGCGGTGAACCACTACGACGTGCGGTCGATCTACACGCATCAGCTTGGCGAGGCGCTCGCAAACGAGTTCGACAAGACCGTCCTGATCTGCGGCGTCCTGGCGGCTCGGGCGTCGGCCACCATCACTGGCGGCTTCGGCGGCTCGCAGCTTACGAACGCGGGTTATGCCAACGACGGCGAGGCCATCGCCGCCGGCCTGTTCGCTGCGGCCCAGGCGCTCGACGAGAAGGACGTGCCGGCGAATGATCGCTATGCGATGTTCAAGCCTGCGCAGTATTACCTCCTGGCGCAGTCCACCAAGGTCATCAACAAGGATTGGGGTGGTGCTGGCGCCTATAGCGACGGTAAGGTGCTGCGCGTGGCTGGCGTCGAGATCGTGAAGACCAATCACCTGCCGACCACGAACATCGCTTCCTCTCCGTCTGGCGCGAACAACACCTATCACGGTGACTTCACCAACACTAAGGGTCTGGTGATGCACAAGTCGGCTGTGGGTACGGTGAAGCTGCTCGATCTCGCGATGGAGAGCGAGTACAAGGTCTCTCACCAGGGCACCCTGCTCGTCGCGAAGTACGCTATGGGTCACGGCATCCTCCGGCCAGAGTGCGCCGTCGAGTTGAAGTCGGCGTAAGCCCGATCTGACCTGACCACACACCTACTGAACAGGGCGGTCCACAGAAATGTGGGCTGCCCTGTTTTTTCCTTTTGGAGCGAACCGTGGCTGAAACCCTCACCAGTGAACTGGACGCCATCAACGTCATGCTTGGCGCCATCGGTATGGCCCCCATCAACAGCCTCTCGGGCAACGTCACGGCCGACGTGACGATGGCACAGAACATCCTCCATGAGATCAGCCGAGAGGTTCAGCAGAGGGGGTGGCACTTCAACAAGGAGGAGAACTACCCGCTTGCGCCGAACGTGGACGGAAAGATCATCCTGTCCACAAACATACTGCGCGTCGATCTCCCATCTCGGTACAACGGCCGCTATGACGTGGTGCAGCGCGGCTTGACGCTGTACGACCGCAAGAACCGCACCGACCTGTTCACGGAAACGTTGAAGGCGGAGGTCGTGCTGTTTCTCCCTTGGGAGAGCCTCCCCGAGCCAGCACGGCGCTACATCACGATCCGCGCCGCGAGAGTTTTCGCTGACCGCGCGGTGACGACTGACGCCTTGCACTCCTTCACCCAGGAAGACGAGTTCGTCGCGCTGTCGAACCTAAAGCAGTTCGATGGTGACACGGCGGACTACACGATCTTCGACAACTACGACACGTTCTCGGTCATCGACCGTGGGCCGCCCGCCGTTGTGAGGTAACACGATGGCATCGCCTTTGATCAGCATGACGATCCCGAACCTGATCAACGGTGTGTCGCAACAGCCTGATGCTCTCCGCTTGTCCTCCCAAGTGGACGCCATGAAGGACGCCTATCCGAGCGTCGTTGAAGGGCTCGGTAAGCGTCCCCCTACGGAGCACATCAAGAAGCTCATTAACGGCACGCTAGGTTCGGCCTATATCCACACTATCAACCGCGATGTGAACGAGCGGTATGTCGTCTTCATCACCAACGGCAACCTCCGGGTGTTCGACATCGCAGGCAACGAGAAGACCGTCAACTTCCCTGACGGCAAGACCTACCTCAATCACCCTGACCCGAAGACCGGCTTTCGCGCCATTACGGTGGCCGACTACACGTTCATCGTGAACACCGCCAAGGTGACCGCAATGGCGGCCGATAAGTCGCCAGCACAGACCGGGCATGCGCTCGTGAGCATCAAGCAGGCCGTTTACGAGACGGACTACAAGGTGTTCATCGACGGCGAAGAAAGGGCAAGCCACACGACCGGCGCAAGCGGTGCCTTGAAGACCACGGCTATCGCGACAGCCATCCGATCCGCTCTCGCGACGTGGGGTGGCGCCGACTACACCGTGAGGCGCGAGCGAAGCACAGTCTGGATCAAGAAGAACGACGGCTCCAACTTCGTGTTGAAGACCGAGGACAGCCGCGCCAATACGGCCATGACCCCGGTCACGGACAAGGTGCAGCGGTTCACCGATCTCCCGACTGTGGCTCCAAAGGGCTACGTTGTTGAGGTTGTAGGCGATCAGACCAATAACTTCGACAACTACTACGTCAAGTTCGTCCCGAACAACCCGTCCGACAATTTCGACGAGGGTGTTTGGGAGGAGACGGTCAAGCCGGACATCAAGATCAAGATCGATGCCTCGACCATGCCGCACATCCTCGTGCGAGAAGGTGACGGCACCTTCACCTTCAAGAAGGCGACGTGGGGTGAGCGTGTGGTTGGCGACGAGGACTCGGCGCCGGAGCCATCGTTCATCGGTAAGACGATAACGGACGTGTTCTTTTTCAAGAACCGGCTCGGGTTCATCTCCGATGAGAACGTGATCATGAGCCGGGCAGGGGAATATTTCGAGTTCTTCCCCTCGACCGTGACTACGCTGCTGGACAGCGACCCCATCGACATCGCGGTCTCGCACACCAAGGTCTCGATCCTGCGGCATGCCCTGCCGTGGAACGAGAAGCTCTTGCTGTTCTCTGACCAGACGCAGTTCGTGCTCCAGGGCGGTGACATCCTGTCGCCCAAGACCGTCTCCATCGACGTGTCCACGGAGTTCGAGACGGCCAATCAGGCCAAGCCTGTCGGCGCCGGCAAGAACGTCTACTTCGCCGTCAACAAGGGCGGCTTCTCCGGCCTTCGGGAATACTACGTCGATGAGGTCACCGGACTGGAAGACGCGGCCGACATCACGGCGCACGTTCCGAAGTACATCCCGAGCGGCGTGTTCAAGATCGCCTCAGCAACGAATGAGGACATCCTTGTGGTGCTCGCTTCTGGCGATCAGACGCGCGTGTTCCCCTACAAGTTCTATTGGAGGGGTGATGAGAAGCTACAATCGGCATGGTCGGAATGGAGCTTCGGCGGCGCCACAGTCCTGAACCTCGACTTCATCGACACGGACTTGTTCATCCTGCTCCAGCGGGAAGATGGGGTGTACTTGGAGAAGCTCGGGGTTGATCCAGGGCGCAAGGACGATGCCTCGGTAAACCACCTAACGTATCTCGACCGAAGGATCACGGAAGCCGACTGTACGTCGGTCACCTATGACAGCGAGACCGACAGGACCACTTTCAATCTGCCGTATACGATCCGCACGGGATCGACCATGCAGGTAGTGACGCGCTTCGGAGCTTCCACTGTCGGTGTTGTTCTGCCGCAGGTGTCGGCTTCCGGTACGCAGATCGTTGTGAACGGCGATCATTCGGCTACGCCAGTGTACATCGGAGAGAAGTACAACATGCTCGTTCGGCTGAGCACGCTTACGGTCAAGGAGGAGGCTCCAGGGGGCGGCTTCTCCTCTGTAGGCGATGCCCGCCT